AGCCAACCCGAACACAGCTCTTGCCCTCGAAGGCGCGGGCATGATTGGCGGATCGATGTTGGTTCCAAGTCTTGGGGCCACACGCGCAGTGGCTAATGCACCCCGCCTCGCCCGTATCGCCGCAAGTGGTGCCGATGACTTGGCGCAGGGCATCGCGTACACCGCTGGCAAGTCGAAGGAACTGCGTGACATCCCGCGCGACATCCGCAAGGATGCCGCTGGTAACGCAATCGCATTCGGCGTTGCGACTGGCGCGGAGCAGGGCGGACGCACTGGCGGTCGGTATCTTGCAGGCAAAGCTGCAAGCACCAAGCCGGGCTACCAAGCCGCGCTGACTTTGAAGCGTTTGATGTCAAAATACTAAGGGGACCGTCGTGGCCAGAACACCCGTACGTCGGCTAATTGAGAAGGGCATCGAAGCTGGTGCGGACTATATCCCCGACGCCTTTGAGGTGCCGCTGCGTAAAGCGTTCAACATGGACGCTCCGTCGCCGAGTATGGCGGTCACACCGAAGGCCAAACCGAAAGCGAAACTAGCGGTTAAACCAAAACCAAAGGCACTCCCCGCGCCGCCGAAGCCTCTCGCGCTCCCTGCGCCGGGGCCGGGGCTGCCACCCTTCGCTGTCAAACCCAAAGGCGGCCAGTGGTGGGTCGATAAAGGTTTCAAATACGACGCACCAGAAGCGGCGGCACGCACGGCTGCGCGTCCTCTTGCCCTACAGCAGTTTGATAGTGTTCAGGGGCGCATTGATAGGCAGGTCTCACCAGCACAACAGTGGTTGGAGAGGGCTTTAACAAAATATTACAAGAACGATTTTGGTACAGCAGACGATCCGTTGCGCGACCTTGCCGCGCGCGGCCTACATTACGATGTCGAAATGACGCCAGAGCGTTGGCAAAAAACGGTCGATAACCTTTTAACACAAGACACCGTTGGTGACATAACGCTACCCAAGCACCTGTTTGATGACAATGTGTATCCGGGCGTTGGTGATAGGTTCACAACAGATGCCCGCATGGATATGCCGTGGCTCGCCAAACTGCCAGTGACCGACAAGTTATACGGTATCGCAAGCGGCGGTCTGAACCTCGGCCACTTCACGGATGAGTTTATGAACGCACTCGGTGACCCCGGAACATCAGGACTGCCGATGGACCTTGCCATCCGGCCTGAAAGCCTTGGTCGTATGACGTTTCCACAAGCCGTGGAGCATGTCGGCAAAATCAATCAGTTCCGCGCCAAGGAGATGGAGCGAGCGGCGTTGAGCAACCTCAACAGCCCCGCCGTGCAGACGTTCAAAGAGTACGCCGACGACAACCCAATGGGGCTGCGCTGGACGGAACTGAAAGCGCCAGAGCTAACGCCAGAAAGTTTACCTGAAGGGTGGCGCTACGAAGATGGCTATTATGTCTCGCCCAAAGGTGATTACCTCCAGTCTCATCCGAACGAAAGCGCAGCCGAAAGAGATTTAAGAGAAGCACTCCAGTACGAGGGCGACACAATGGGCCATTGCGTCGGCGGCTACTGCCCCGACGTCATGGAAGGCCGCTCGCGCATCTTCTCGCTGCGCGATGCCAAGGGCGAACCACATGTGACGATTGAGACACGACCCGGCGGTGAACGCAAGGCACTGAGCGAAATCCCGCGAGATGTACTCGACGAAATCACAGCAGATGCTATGGCTGAAACTAACGCAGTCACTGGCCCGATGGGTATCAGCATGGATGATCCGCGCTGGACTAGAACGTATCAAACCAACCTTGGTATCAAGCAGAGGGAATGGGTCGCCGACAATCCGCTCCCTGACGAGATCGTCCAAATCAAGGGTAAGCAGAACCTCGCCCCCAAGGATACGTATCTTCCTTTCGTCCAAGACTTTGTGAAAAGCCAGAACTGGACAAACATCGGCGACATGCAGAACACGGGCCTCGTGCGCTTGCCTGACGGGCGCTACATCACAGGGCAGCAAGCTGAGGAAATCATCGGCAAAATTCCTGAGACAACAGAAATGGTGCGCGCGTTTGCAAGCCGCGACATGGTTCCAATGCGCCGCGTTTACGACCCCACGGGCCTTGACCGTCTGGACCCCGAAGAGTGGCAAGCAATCTCTCAGTACTTTGAAGGCTTTGCCATCGGTGGTCGCGTGTCCGCAGATCGTTGTTTCTCAAAGGGCAAATCTGCGGTATACGCCGTCAACAAAGCAAGGAAGTAAGCCGTGGCCAGAACACCCGTACGCCGGTTAATCGAAAAAGGCATTGAAGCTGGCGCGGACTACATCCCCGACGCCTTTGAAGTGCCGCTGCGTAGGGTGTTCAGCATGGACACACCATCGCCAAGTATGGTGGTAATACCCAAGAAGCGCGCACCCAAAGCTGAGACGCCGAAAGTTGAAACACCGAAGGCAACCAAGCCGACGAAAGAAAAGGCTGCGCCTGCGAAAAAGAAGGCCGCACCCGCAAAAACACCCAAAGCAAAACCTGTCGTTAAGGGGATTGCTAACCCTATCCACGAAGTCGCGCTTGAGTTCGGTTCCGACGTGGCTCGCAGGCTCGAAGGCATGATCCCATCGGACGCGCCGCTGGCAGAGTGGCGGGCGGCTGCGCAACGCCTGTCGGGGTCCGATACACCGAACGTAAACACCAAACCCCCTAGCCCGTACTCTGTGCGTCCTGCGGACGTGGCAACGGACCCACGCATCGAGAACCGCAAAGGTGAGCTGGGCAAAATTGCCAACCTTGAGCTGGAGGTGTCTCCACGCGTTACTGATCCCGCACCAGAGGTTAGCATCTTCGACTATGAAGGCCACCCATACATCACGTCCATGTCCGACCTCGCGGCAGCAGGCGATGACATCACCGCGATCAACGATGTAAGGTTCCGCGTGCCGTTCAGCCGCCGTGGTGGCCAAGACTACATGTTCGACAACCCCGGCTCTGTCTGGGCGGCTGACCGTGGTGCGGCTGAACGGCACGTAGAGCTGGCAGATCGGTTGCAGCAGATGACCGGCAAAGACGTCATGCTCTTCCCGTGGACGATGGGTCCAAAGGCAGTGAAGTTCTCGCACATGCCGCGTGGCATCCAGTACAGCTACGCCGATGCGGCGATGGGCGGCGCGGACCGCAACGCACTAGCCGCTGGCATCAAGGAAATCCTACCAAACTGGCGTGGGTTCGAAGACCCTGACAGCGCCGAAATGTTTATGACCGTTACCGGCAAGGCACGCGGCGCTTTGAACTCATTGATGGACAAATTCCGCAATCGTGGGGGTCTTGGGGAGGGCGAGGCGGTATACGCTGCGACCGATCTCAATCAGATAAACACCCCGCTGACAACGCTTCGCAATGTCGGTATCATCGACCCAAGGTTTGGCGCGTCACCCTCGTCGCACGCGTCCTACAACTACTCAATTCCCGGTCGCGGGGTAGGACGGTTGAAAGAGAACATTGGCGCTCTCGGGCTATCCCCTGACGTCATGGCGGCTCTTAACTATGAGACCCCGTTCGACTTTCCTGTAGGCGTTCAGCCCGGCACAAAATCTCCTTTGCGCGCCATGCAAATGAAGCCGCAAGGCGGCCTCCTCGATTACGAGACGCTCAGGTTTCTTGAGGGTCTTCTGGAAAAAGATAAGAAGTAGAGAACGCGTCGGCTAGGTCAGGGCGGCCCCGCTCGTCCCGCAAAAACGAACGCACTTCTTCTTCAGTCGTGCGCCTGATGCGTTTTATCCGGCACACGGTTTCGAACCACAGAAGCTCGCGGTACATGTCCGTGTCTGGGCAGTTTTCTGGGTCCAATAGGGTAAGCATCAACGTCCGTCTCCCTTCGCTTCGGCCAGCAACGCGGCATAGGCAATATTATCCTCGGCGCTGTCGGCGTGATACTCGCTGCGCGTAAACAGGCGCACCAGCTTGACCTGCTGCATGAACATCCAGCCCTCGCTCTCGGTCAGGTCGCGGCCCGTGATGGCGTTGAAGGCCGTCACGATCTTGCCCATCGACCGTTCGCCCTCTGGCTCGTCATAGGTCGCGGATCGGTCGTGCATGTGCGCCGCAGCGCGGCCCAGCAGCTCGGCGGCCTTTGGCTCAGGCATCTTGGGTGTCGCATGCGACTGGAAACACTCCATCGTCTTCGTCAGCGTATCATACTCGACTTCGCAAAAACTGCATATAAAGCTGTTACTCATTTCTTTTTCCTTCGTTTCATGGCTTCTAACAGCACCTCTTGAATGCTGCGCTTGCTGGACAGGCGTTCCATGACGACTTCGTCCACGGTGTCGCGCGCCAGTATCGGGTATATAAGCACGGGGCGGTCGTGCCCCGCCTGCTTCTGCCGCATGGGGCCGATGCGCTCGATAATCTGCATGTGCTCTTCTAAATTCCAGTTGACCCCGAAGAAGGCGAGGATGTTGCCGCCGTCCGCGAGGTTGAGGCCGTGTCCCGCCGACGCAGGGTGAGCGAATAGTATCGGCACCCGTCCGGCGTTCCAATCCCTGATCGTATCAGGGTTAGCGTCCAGCACCCTGCCTTGACGGAAACGGATTTGTAGACGTTGAAGGTC